AGGTCGACTTGGGCAAGCCCCTCAATGAATGTGATTTCCCCCCTCTCCGCTCTCTTCAATAACTCGTGGAGCGCTTCTGACAGGCGGTTGATATGCAGTCTGGTTACGTTGGTCATAATCCCACCATAGCTTCATGGACAGTTTCGCTGTCCAGTACAGTAGGAATAATAGCGGCAGGGATAGGATGAGTAAAACGGAAAACACCAACAATCCGTTAATCGATCCGATCAGATAGAGCCTATTCATTAACTAAATCCACGAACCAGTCGCATTCTTTACAGTAGATTTGAGGTGCAACATCGTCTTTCACTAGTACAGCCTCGCATACAGGGCATTGAGGTTCTTCTGGGAACATCTTGTCCCAGTAAATAGAGATGTCATCTGGATAGTTACTCGCCATAGTCAGCCCCGTCTTTTAGCCCCTGATTTAATGCCCCGATCAATCCGCTCACATTAGGCTTGAATTCTAGTAGATCTAACTTAACACCCGCTCTTTCTTGCCAGTCTTTAGACCTTAAACCACACTTCAACTTGATCTGTTCTAGGCATGATTTCCTTGTTGGAGCATAGACGACTCTTTCAAGCTCCTCGGCTGGCTTGTGATAGATCCCTCTGACAATCTTCAATTCTCTTTGTCCTGTAGCTTATCTAGTAGCTTTTGAACAGACAAAATCATTTGCTGATCACACTCATCAACTTCACGCCCATCGTAGTGCTCTCTGACTTTTACTAACGTCATCCACGCTAACAACAATTCAGTTCTGGTTGGTTTCATACATTTGCTCCGTTCTTAAAATCATTTCCCCTATGACTTGAACCACTTGTGGTACTACTGCGTTTCCGAGTTGCCTAAGTCTGTGTGTCCTATTGGGAACCCCATTAGCCACTCTACCCACGCTGGGTTCAGGCTTCCACCTGCTTGAGCTGCTAAAGTCGGGGTATTGCGTTCGTATTCTGACGGGGCTGCTGTTTCTTTGGCATTGTGTGCCGTTGGCGTAGGCCACATTTTGACTTGATCTTGCAATCGGATCTGGATTTTGTGGCCACTTGGCCTTGTCGTTTCTCCTTCTAACAATGCTTTCGGAGTTCCACCTTGACCCGCAGATGGAGTTCGCCACAATCCAGACTCTATCTCGTCGGTGTGGAGCATCGACGGCACAAGCTGGAATAATAAACGTCCTTGCGGTGTAGCCTTCGCTTTCCAAATCAGCGAGCACTTCGTCGAGGCCCATCGTGATGTGCCCAGCAACATTTTCTCCAATGACCCAAGTGGGCCTAAGTTCTTTGACAAGTCTAAACATTTCTGGCCAGAGGTGACGGTCGTCTTCTGCGCCACGCCGTTCTCCAGCAAGGCTGAAAGGCTGGCATGGGTATCCTCCGCAAATAAGTCCAATGTCATAAATTCCCCTACTTTCCAATAATTCTTTATTAAGCGTCCTAACATCATCAAAAATCGGCACATCAGGCCAATTCTTTTTCAATACTTCACGTGCTTTGTCATCGTATTCACAGAACGCTGCTGTCTCCATTCCCGCAGCCTCTAACCCAAGACTGAACCCGCCAATACCTGAAAACAGATCAAGAAATTTCATTTATCAACCGCTCTAAGTACCAACGGGCCTTTTCTAAGTCCTGCTTGGCGTTCCCTTTGTACTTATGTCGATGGATGTACTTCAACACATTCCCCTCTAAGTATCCCTTGAATCCATCACCTAGCTGCTGCTTGATGTAATCAATGGCTTCTATCCCATTCTCCCCGCCATTGTTGTAATGAGCTGGCTTATTGACTTGATCCCAATCATTCGGGCTTGCGTGATCGATACCCTGGCGAACGGTATAAGAGTCCCCAAATTGATGCTCTAGTCCACGGCTTGCCATTTCTTTTAAAGAGGGCTTTTTCGTTGAGTTGTCTGCATATTTCGGCATTGTTTTCCCCGCCATCATGTAGTTTCAGAATCTGGTGAATTACTTTTTGTTCTTGCGGGTTTTCTATCTTTTCCCCGTTCTCGTGAATGTAGCCGTAAGGCGGCTTACCGTGATGATATCCTTGCTCCCGCAGTTCTTTTAGCCCCTTCTTAACTAACGCTGAAGAGTCTATGAATTTTCTATTGTGGACTTTTCCATGGCATTCAGCACAAAGATTAACAGTCTTGCTACCACCCAAGCTGCGAGGAACGACATGATGTGCATGAACTGCTTGAACGCCGCAGTCAAAACATCTTTCCTTTGAGTTCTTTAATTTCGGCATTGTAGCGCTGGATCATTTCCCTATAATCAGCGGCATACAGCTTATGCGGTTTGTTAGCGTCTGCCAACATCCTGTCAACGTACGCTTTCCCGTACGTTTCAATCATAAACAATGTGTAATTCTGTGCTGCTACTCCATGTTTCATTCCGTACAGGTTACATCCAGGGCATTGAACATGGACGTTATTCTCATCAAACGCTAATGCTGAAGACTTCCCTTTGGGTACGAAGTGTCCACCGTGCATCTTGGTGTAGTGATCGACTTTCCCGCAAGTGACACATCGACAGAATCCCGCATCGTTGCAGGACTCCAATCGTCTCTTTAACTGGAACAGCCTTAGAGCTTTAGATCGCAGCGTTTCTGGCACGGAAAAACTCACTATTCTTAGGGTTAGTCAAAGTAACCCCATGATCTAATCCCCAGTGGAAGACTTGCTCCATAAACTGATGCATCTCGCCTTTACTTAGACTAGACGTAGATCTTAATTGATGTTTGATCTCAGTCGATCCTACCATTACGTCTTCCGTCCCGAGAAACTCATTCTTCATCAGTAGTTTCATTTTATCTGGCGTGATGTCGATCTTTGATGAGAAGTGATCTGCCATTTCACCGCACCACATATGAAACAAAGCATTCTGTGACAGGCTGCGAGTCGCTGAGTAAGGTTCTAGCTTCCAAGCTATTGGACGAGAGTAGTCCCATTCATCAAGATATTTCTTGAAGAACTTGAGAACGTCATCGATATCCTTTCTATTACGGATCATCCAGAAGACGCCGTTCATATCAATCTCCGCAAAAACATGGGATAGTTTCTTCGCCAGCCAAATCTAACTGGCCCTGTTCAGTTGCAATAATCTTCATGCGTTCATAACTAGGCCTATCGTTTCGCCACAACGCTCCAGATTGCCTAGTCGCAGGAACTTGCCTTTCCATTCTTGCCCACCAATCAGCACGATCTGGTTTTTCTAAAATCAAAGATTCAATAAGTTTTGCCCCTTTCAAATAACAAAGATCGCAATTGCCGTGAGGCGTCACACCGTTCACATTAGGTAATTGAAGATCAAAAGATTGCTGATTCCAAAATTCAGTTACTGTTTGTTTTGTTACACCAGCCGCAACCAATGGCCGTCTATGTGGCTCAATCTTAGCGGCTCGTCTTTGTTCATCTGCACGAATCCCTACGATTGCCATGTTTTCGCCTTGGGATCTGGTTTTGCAGAATCCTATTGAGAATAGATAATTGCTGATTGTTCTTATCTTTAGCTCAATAGTACAAAACCTCGCAACGGGGTTTGGAAGATATTTTTTAGCATGAATCAATGCTTCAAATGGTTCGCCATTTCTAGCAGCGGTTTGAAAATTAACTACTTTAAATCGATCCTTGGTTTGTTCGGCCCATTGATATTCAAGCCATATAATTGCAATACCCCATTCTTTTGAGCATCGATCAACAAATTCTAATGTGGCTTCTTCTTCCTTCCCTGTATTCGCAAAAGTAACCAAACAATCATCTGGCAGCCCATCATTGGCATCAATAAATTGCTTTAGCATATAACCAGATGTTCTGCCACCACTGAAACTTATAACTGCTGGCTCTTTCAAGACATACGGGTTCATCTCTTGATCTCCGCTATCACATCCTCGACGAACCACTTAACCTCTAGCCAAAGCTGACTAAGAAACCCTTTCAACCGCTGTTTCCATGAATTCACTGACTTCCACGTTAAGACAATTGCAGATTTTAGCAACGAGCGATAACTTCGCATCTTCCCTGTACCTCCAATGTGAAATTTGCTGTTTAGTCAATCCAAGGCGACGGGCTAGTTCAACTGAACTAACCCCTTCTTTCGCCTGGATAACACGCAAGGCTTTGCCAAAATTAAAACGGTAGATCATCACCGTCATCCTTTGAGTCTTTGCTGTAAACGTCAGCAATCTTACCCGTCATGATCGGTTGATTCCCAGAGGCATCGTCACGTTTCCAGAGAGCGATGTCTAACGTTTCCCCTTCCTTGATATCACGATGTGCTACGAGCTTACCCGTAACCACTGGCTGGGTTTCACCTTGGCGATCATTCTTCCAAAGGCTTACTTTTCCCCTATTGTCATACTCCATTCCTATACTCCTATGAGTTGAAAGTTAGTTTCTAAGTCTTCAAGTAGTTTCTCAATCGCCGCTTGAAGACCAGCGATATACTTATCATCCCGTGGGACTTTCATGATTAGATTAGGTAGATCAGGATGGTAGGACATAAACCAATATTCTGGTAAATCCATGATCCACATGGTTCCTTGGACTTGAGCGTAATACTCAGACGGCATATCGTGCTTGGAATGATAATCAATCAGATACTTCACCTGAGTCGTATGCATAGGGCATTTAATCTCTAGCCCGATATCACCGACTAACCGATCAGGACTGCAACCGACGGCTTCCTTGTCATCGGTTACAAACCCGACTTCTCGGCAGGGTAAGTCTGTCTGAAATGAGAATACATTAGCCGCTTGAGGCTCTAACTCACGCCCACGCTTCATATGGAAAGTATCAAAGCCT